GGGAGACTTTAGCAAGTTGATGTATGAAGCAAGACAGTTTTCGTATATCAACAATTATGATGCTCAACAAGAAAATTATTTGTGTAAGTTATTTTGTGGCAGATATATGCTTGGTGAAGAGGTGGAAGACATTGTTAAAAATCCTATTGCTGGATATGGAAGTTCTATTCCTAAATATGATCCAAATTTGCCACACTATCCTAAACCCAGCATTTTATCTGACATTGAAGATTTGCATGTCGTTTCAATTTCAAATCGCCCAGCTACGACTCACTGTCGTTTATCACAAGGTCCGAATGGACGCACAAAACGGAAATCTGATACCCAAATTTGGGAGGAAGGCACTAGTGAAGAACCTTACTTTTCCCAGTCTGGTATGTCTGACCCTGGATATGCTATTTGTCGATTGGGATGGATGGCTCAAAACTATGCTCAAAAGAATGGATTAAATAAAGGCCAGACTGATTGGTTGATTCAACGAGTATTTCATAGATATTTTGTTGAAAACCACACAACATTACATATCTCTCAGAATATGATAGATATGCCATTGCCTGTAGGAACCCCTGGAGAAAATTACCCAGCGATACAATTAGACCCTCAAACAGGCGATATTCCATTTAGTTATGTGAATCCATTTGATGCTTTTGCTATTGATCCTCCTTACGAAACTGAAATGTTTTCTGCTATCAAACGTATTTTACCTTTTTCTAGAGCTGAAGACTACGATGAGAAGACAGTTTTCGTCGTCGAAGAGATGGAATACAAACTTTTGAAAGCTCCTGTTGTAGAGAATGCTCCTGAAAGTGTTTCCGAAGAATTGAAAGATCTCGTGAACACATTGAATAAAAATCCGCCTGGTTCTATAAAGCAGAATTATGAATTGTACAAAGTCTCAATACCTGAACATTTTTGGAAAATTGGAGCAGCTATTTTGTCTGTTGTTTCCATATTGGGAATTGGCATTGCCATGTATAAAATTTTTACCAAAGTGAACCTTAAAGCGGAAGCACTGACATCGAGCGGAG